ATTCCACCCCCGCCGCTGCCAATGACGACACCGCCACCCCCAGTACCCGAGCCACCGGAACCGCCACCGGTCTGGGTGATACCACCCGAACCGCCAACGGAGCCAACACCTGTAGGTTCGGCGCCCCTCGCCTGCGTCGGAGGAGCTTTACCCCCCGCTGATGCACCTCTACCAGGTGCCGCGAGCATAGAAGGAGTGGACAACAGGCCTAGGTTCTCACCAATACGAGCGAGTTCATCGACCGTACGGAGTGAGACTCGGCAAGACACGGGGTTAAGAAGGCGGGTAGCAGTTCCGGCCACCGGAGCCTCGTAGTAGATGCGAACGGAGACCCAACTACAGCCTGGTTGTGCAGCAGACGAGCTAGACGAGCCGGTGTAGCTGCAGGTGTTCAGACCGAGATCAGGACCGTCCAAGTGCACGAGGGTCGCGCCGCTCACGATGCCATCGTAGCGGAGACCCGCCGGCACGAAGTCTCTATCACCATACTTGTCGTAGGTGCTGCGGGTGGACTGAGTCCACGTCACAGCCTTGCTAGCGAAGAGCATGGTCAGCGTCGTCCGGTTAGAAACGTTATCCGAGAAGGGCTCGACCTGGATAGTGGCGTGCTGATATGAGCCGCCGTAATCCACCCAGCCAATCGCGATATGGAAAGCGCCTGTAGGAACCGTCTCGTAGGACGAGGACACCGCAGACGACACCACGGCAGGGGCGCCCGCGCCCGCGGAGAAGGTAGAGGGCTGGTATGGAACGGCATTCGTAGTAGTCGAAGCCACCGACCATCCGCTCGGGGAGAAAGAGATCTGGATCGCGGCGACGGGCAGGGGCGGCGTCACAGCGGTAGACGCGGCGGCGCCGGGGGTAGCGGACGTAACCTGATCCTGATCAAAGTAGCACGAAGCGGGGCCAGTGTAGAAAGGTGCGGGCCCAGAGGCCAGGCCTTGACTAAGCCGCGAGTCGAGCGGCCACCTCCACGTGACGGTTGTGCCATAGGCAGACGTCGACGGGGATGACACATAGTCCGCCGCGAACGATGTGTCCACTGTGGCATAAGCACTAGGCATGGGGTTGATGTACACGTTCCGAGTCAGCTTAGGGCTGCGCAGGACGTTAGTACTCCCCTGAGATGTGAAGCCGGTATAGGGGATACCTCGCGTAGCGAGGTACACCGCGGACTGGTGACCCGAGTTGTCCCTCATCCACCATGCCAATGATGCAGCAGAAGTGGGAGCGAGCGTCCCGACGTCGGAAAAGATGACCTTTCCGTTCTCAACGACCAATCCGGAGATCACTGAGTTACTCAGTGATCTCCGGATGAAGGAAGTGAGAGTGTCGTTGGCGGACTCGTTGTCGGGCACACCTCCCGCATGATTGTGGGAGGTGGCTGCCATCAGATCACCGACATCTCATCGGCCGAGGCGGCTTCGTAGACGGGATTGCCGTCAGCATCGAAACCGATCAACTTCCGACCGAAACCGAGCGCCTTGGAGAAGAAGTTGGACTTCTTCTTCTTCGGCTGGGCGGCCGCGGGGGCAGCCTTGGGAGCCGGGGCCTTCTTGGCCATCGCAGTCACGGCACCGCCCGAGAACTTCGAAAGGAGGGCAAATGCAATGAACGTGTACGCAGCGTACATGATCGTCTTCTGATTCATGGATTACTCCGAAAATGTGAAGCCTTCGGCTTCAGGTTGAGTAGACGGGGTGGCTTCAACAGAGAAGCCGCCCTCTTCAATAGATTCAGATTCAGCCGGAGAGAGAGAGAACTCCTCGCTCGGTACTCCGCCTGAAGTGGCTGGGACCATAGCAGGAGCAGGACGTTGCACCGGAACGGGGAGCTCTTCACTCTCCGAGACAGGTACAACAACCGTAGGTGCCTGGCGACGACGCTTCACCCGAATACGGCGGCGCTTCTTGCGACGGCGCCTATCCTCGGATGACCTGGGCTCAAGAACCAGCTTGTCGATGGCGATCATCGCTGCGAGGGCGAGAGGAAACATCATCGGGTGATCCAAGCCCTGGCAAGATCAACGCCAGACGTCAGGAGCACGAGAAGAGCAATCAGAACGGGAACAAGAAGTATCAACACTTGCATGTCATCTCCTTCGAAGAAAGAAGAACCATAGTCCGACCGCGAGGACGCCAATAAACAGCCAGTCCTTCAGACCCCACGTGTTATCCCCGACGGTCGTGCCAGAAGGTAGACCGTTGTTGGGGCGAGCATAGGGAATCGGGTCCCCAGAAGGGGGAATCCCATGCTCCCGCAAGGTGGAAGAGGTATTAGTGGTCTCCCGAATCGAGTACTTAAGACAGGGCCTGTATCCACAGAAGCCTAGAGTCCAGTCAATCTCATCGATGAAGTCTCCATCATCGACGAATCGCCAAGTGCGCGACAAGGGCGCGTAGATAGAGTACCCGAAGTTATTCGAGCGAACGAACTCGGGATCAAGGGTGTACCAGGGCATGGTAAAACACCAATCGACAGGCGTGAAGCCCCACGCCGGGCCAGCTAGGCCCGGGTGGGTACAGGGTGTCGCTTAGTCAGCGACAGTAGGGGCATCGGAGATCATGATGCCCTGAGAAGGTTCCGAAAGCAGACGCTTCATGTCAGCGGGGGAAAGGACGGACCTACCGGTGACGGGCGACTGGGATGCCATCATCTTGCGCAGCGCCGTCTGGAAGGAGAGTGGGTCCGTGCGGTATCCGTTCTCCTTAGTGATGAGACGGACGGAGGACATCACGCGCTCCCAGCAGTTGGCGCTTGACGTAAGAAGCATGCGCATACTGGCGAGATCCAGATTGGCCATCCTCGAATTGGCCTGGGAGACGTTGGGAACGGAGGCTCGATATCCACCCATGGTCACACCATCCACGAAGGCCACGCGGGTATATGACCAGGCGTGAATAGACGGACAGAGGATCTCGTCCGCGCTCCCGTCCTCGGCCCAGCTCAGAAGGTGGCGGCGCCACAACCCGAGAGGGGTGTTCGACGTGGTCTGCACCTTCTCGGTCCACGTCTCACCGTCGGATGACGTGAGATCGGCGGATGGGCGCCAAGCCTTGGAGAGAAAGCGGTACGCCTTCTTATCCTTCAGTGACGGCATCGCCTCGGCACGAAGATCGATGCCAGAGTCATGATAGTACAGCTCGATCGAGTCAGCGGGCGGCAGCAGGTACTGAAGATAGCACGTGTGCAGGCCCTTGGCAACGATTGGGACGACGAGCAACAGCGGTGAACGGGGAATCTCAGGCATTACGATCTCCAGTAAGAGAAGTGAGAGTGGACAGCATGTCCACACAGTGAGCTTCGAGAACGTCTCGAACGCTCGTTACGCGGGGCGTGGCCACGACGAGAACTCTCGTGCGGTACGCTCCGTAAGTAGGGGTAGTGGGAGTGAGCTCACGGACCGGCGCACCGTCGATGCGACGGAACGTGGCCAGCCAACGATGACAAGGCCTTTCTGTGCGAACAGCCTCAGACAAGGTTGCATCAGACAGAGGCTCGTCAGAGTACATCAGCCACAGCTCATTGTTGAGCCCCGCTATACGCGGAAGAGTGACAACGTCCACGACCACCCGAACAGGCATAGTAGCGGGTGGGAACTCAAATGAGTCATAGGGTGCACCACAAAGGGTGCAGACGAAGTCATTGGGGCAGAAAGAACCACCACAACACGGACAGGACGGGTTTGTAGGCATGCGATCTCCTGAAAGTAAGAGTAGAAAACAGAAGCAAAGAAACAGATGGAAGCCCATCCCCTCCCGCGGAGGGGAGGGGATGGGCGACGCCGCCTCATCCGAGGACGTCGAAGTACCGGTCAATACGAACACGCTCTGCCTGGATCGCGTCGAGCGTCTTGAGGAGCTTGGCCTCGAGACGGTCGAGCTCCTTCCGCCGCGCGGCAAGCGCAGCGGCGAGGTGGGACTGCTCGACGCGAGTCGGTTCTGAAGCGTGAACGATGGCGGTGTTCTCTGTCATACGGTCTCCTTGAGTAAGAGTAGAGTAGGCACCCTGGAACATCCAGGGAAAGAGTGATACGACCGGTAGGACGTATCACCCCAGAAAGATGAGGAAAAGAAGGCAAGGTGATTACACCTCGCCTCCCATGAGGTGAAGAAGTGATCGCTTGTCAACAAGGGAAGGCCTCATTGAGC